ATAAAAGTCTTCCAAAACCCATAATGTTGCTTGACGCCTGTCGTCGCCAAGTTGTTGACTGCAGCCTCATATCTCTTCCTTTTCGATCCTGTGTAGCTGGCCACAAAATCTTCATGTGACCACACAGAAGGAGAAGATACGTGATACAAGACCTGATTACGGAATGTATTCAACAAGGAAAAACTTGCGGTGGGTTTTGGACACGGTGCAAACTCACCGTTTTGAGACTTTACATAGTAGAGCCTTTCTGTTAGCGCTCTCCTTACTACTGACAATGAATTATTATAATAGAATACGTTATTGGCTATAACGTCCCTTACATACCCGTGCGCTTCACGCACCTTCACTTGTCCGTGATTGTGTAACACCTTGATCTGGTCATGAGATAGTCGAACCCTAGCCTCACAACCAGTCAACACAACACGGCACCACTATTTACATGTTTCCCACGCGGGTCTCAGCAAATCCATAATGTGATGAGCTTCCATCTCATCCGCATCCTTAACAAATGTTAGGGCCACAGCTAAATGGATGCTATTCACAATTTGGTACTGCCTAACCCCGGCTCCCTCCATCGCCTTACGTATGTGGTGGTAAGCGCATTTCTTATTTGCCTCGCTGTATTTCGGGCAACATAACTCAACTCGCGCCTTCCTACTGTATTTGTACGCCAGTGGTACATACTCAAGGTCCACGTCCTCACGCTCAAATGCCTCTTCCAAATCTACCTGGCTAAGCTGGCAAAGCTTACGCCAAGCACGTTTGGAAACATTGGACTGTACCCCTTCCACATGGGCATCAACTTTGCCCTTGTCAACTTCAGTCCTCAACCATGTTACAAACCGGGATGCTGTCTTGTTGACAAGATAGGAAACAAATCTAGGGCGGCTGGCTAAGCACACCCCAGTGGCAACCACGCCTGCGATGATAAACTTAGTAGTCAAACCCATCGCGTTCTCTCCAAAAGTCTGGGTGTGAGGCGTGAGCTCTATGTCCTGCGGGACTTACGTTTGTGCAAGTTGAAGGATGGTATATTACAGGATGATGGTACTGGTCACCTCCACCTTTCGGGTGTGGGTAGTTACCAAGGTCAACGCCCCCAGACAAAGCGTTGCCCGTGACCATGTCGACGCGCAGGAGAGCCGAGTAGTCTTGAAACTACCGTAAGCGGGTGAAGATC